TTCCAATGGCTCCATAGAATATAACGAAATAAAAGGATATTTAAATAATCAAAGTAAAACAAAATTAAATAGAATGGCAAAATATTATCCAGATACAAAAATTATAGTTATTGGTCACAAAGAATATAAAGCACTTTACAATAAATTAAAAAAAATAATTCCACATTGGGAAATAGGAACAAAAAAAGGTTATTGAAATGAAAAAATTAATCAAATTATTTTTATGCGGGAACTCGCTTTTTCTTACATTATTTTTTTTCATGGAATCAATTTATGCTGCGGCAGATATGCATTCCGCAAATGGATTAGCGGTTTTTTGTATATTTTCTTGGATGTTCTGTTTTAGCTGTGCTTGTTTCATGATATTTTTATGGTGGTTAAAGCAATGAGCGTTAAATTAGCAATTTTACATGACTCGATAGATAGGTGCAAAATGCTAATAGAAGCAAAAGAAGAACTACTATCTACGAATTGGATTGGCGAAGTATGTCGCTTACGTATTGATGCTCAAAAATTATTAAGAGAAAATCCGACTAATGATAGCCAGCAAACTAAAGAAATAGTTAAAAAACTTAACGAAATGGCAGAACAAGAAAAAATTTATCTTAGAAATGCTAGGCGAGCAAGTAATGCAATGAAAAATGGCAAAATTTTTAATGAGATTTCTAAATTGCATATAGAATTACAAAATTTACAAAGAGAATTGTTTTGGGAAGAACGGAAGCAAAAGAGGGCGTATTCATGAAATATGACACAAGGGAGTGGTTAAATTTCAAATCTAAAAAGACAAGCTTTTTCATGAAAAAGTTTATATTGCCATTTGTAAAAACTCATTATATTCATGATGATAAATTTCAACTGGCTTATAAAAAATTTCGCGGAATAATTTATATTGTTGATGAGAACTTTGAACAGGAGACATTATGAATAAAAAATATTATTTGGTTATCTTACTGCATGATTGCGGTAGTACACGAGACGAACCATTATCTATACAACAACATTTTATAGATTTTCACCCATTAGATTTCCAACTACAAGAATATAAAAATAATGCGGGCACCATGGCAGAAACAATAATACTTTCATGGAAGGAATTAAACGAAGAAGAATATAATAAATATAGTGGGTCATTAGACGGTGGTTGTATTACAATCAGATAGAAGCAATTAATAAAAGTTGCTTCCGGTAATTGTGATTATCGGATATTGGGGGAATAATGAAGATAACTATTGAATTAGCAAAATACCTAGGTATTTTTGATAGAGACAAACATAAAGTCGATGAGCTTTATAATGTAGATATTAAAGAGGAGTTGATACGAAATGCATTACAAACAAAAAAACAAAAATCTAATAACAAACAAAGAAAAAAAAGTCTAATTGCATGTCTTTTTGAAATATTAACTATAATTTCACTTAAACGGGAGAAAAAATCATGAACTTGTTAGAACACGCAAAAAATGAATTAAGTATTGCTGGATTGCTTGATTCGAAAGATGAAATGCAGCAACTAATGAATAAGCATGTCTTAAAAATTATAGAAGAATTTGAAAATTTTGGGCATAGCGGTTTTTCAGCTGGTTATGCATTATCGCAATTAATTCCTCTAATGGATTATCTTCCTTTAACTCCATTAACCGGTAACGATGATGAATGGGAAAAAGCCGGGTTTAATCTATGGCAAAACAAAAGATGCAGCAGAGTATTTAAAACGCCTGATGGTGCTTATGATATTGACGGATATTACTTTAAAGACCAACACGGAAACTCTTTTACAAATCATCTATGTAATAAACCTATAACATTCCCATATCTTCCACAAAAACCACAAAAGATTGAAATTTTTGACACTAGAAAAAATTATAACGAACCAGACACGGAGACAACAACATGAAGACTGGAATATCACTTTTAATAATAAGCCCATTATTACTTATAGCATCTTTTATAGGAGCAATGGCAAGTTGTTATCATTTATTGATAATAACAACAATAGTTCTTTTAATTTTAAAATTAGCGCATATAGCCAACATATCATTATTTTTAGTGTTTGTTCCGGCTGCGATAGCAATAGCAAGTTTAGTATGTGCATTTTTAATCGCGATATTAAAGGCTGCATATGAATAATAAATTTTATCCAACACTATATTGGATGGGTCGCCATTATAGGCTAAAAAAAGCAAATATCTTTATTAGGATTATTACCTTATTTAAAGTGCCTCTACAAATAAAAAGCGATTGTTACAATTTTACCTGCAAAGAATTTCGCGGAAATTGGTATATTATTAAGGGGCATCCATGAATAAACTACATGACTTTAGCATTGTTACTGGAAAATATTTTGATAAAGGAGAACGTACCACTGCCATATTAGCTAATAGATTTTATGGTTACGAATTAACCAAACCAGATAAAAATATAGATTTATTTGATTTAAGATTGTTTTTTGATAATGGAGAGAAGCTATATACAAAACTACCATATAAGAATGCCGAACATATAATATTGAATATAGCCAAAAAACAAAAAGGTGGCTGGTTAAAAAGATTTGTCAGGTGGCTTTGGTAACATGAAAATTTATTGCTGTGGCTGCAAAAAAGAAACCGATTGCCACCTAAAAACCGGCGCGGATATTTATAAAAACTGGAAAGCCAAAAAATTAGAAGATGCTCAAAGAGTAGCAAACAGCTATTTTTGGCAATGTCCTATTTGCAACTTATATGTAGGATGTCATCCTAAAAGCAAAATGCCTCTTGGCGCATTGCCTACACAGCGATTAAGACGCGCGAGACTTCAAATCCATAGAATATTAGACCCGTTATGGAAAAATGGTAAAAATAGGCGCGATAAACGCACAGAAATCTATACTAAACTGAGCAAAGACTTAGGTTATGAATATCATACCGCGGCCATTATCGATATTGAAGAAGCAAAAAGAATTTACAGAATAATTCAAGGTTATTATAATCAATGATGGAAGCGTGGCCGAGCGGCTTAAGGCAACTGTTTTGAAAACAGACGATGGGAGACCGTCCGAGGGTTCAAATCCTTCCGCTTCCGCCATATTCCCCTACCCTAGCCTATTTAATCCACAAGACGCATGAAAGCTCCAGTTAATGCACAAGTCGTCCCTAATGGACTTAAATTGCGTTTAAATGGTATAGACTATTAAATTCTACTACGCTAAAATCTGTCCATGATATATGACAATACGACAATGACCTTTGAGCAATTAGAAAAAAAGCTGCAAATGCTTTATAATGAGCTTAATAATTTACATTCCAAGGAGCATAAGGAAGAAAAGGAAGCAATTTTAGCAGAAATCGAGGAAATAGAGGATTTGCTAGATATTTATAATGATTCATGTACTTTTTGTGAGTGAGGATTTTATGATTATAAAAAAATATGAACTTACCTGCATTGCCGGCCAAGTAGAAGAAGTAATAATTACTGGAACATCAATTTTATGTATCAAAGAAATTGATGGTCGTATTTTTTTATTTGCCGCCGCCTGCGTTAATGACACCAAGAAATATATAGCAAAACTAATCGCTATAGGATGTAATACGGCACTTGACCCATCCGGAATAATGAAATATCTCGGAACGATTATTATTAATGGTTTTGATAGGCATATCTTTTTAGAAAATTTAGTTGAAAAATAATCTTATAGTAAATTTATTGCTTTCCAGATTTTTTTTATTGCTTCATATATCCTTTTATCGACTTTAAATAAAATCGTGTCTTCTTGACTGTCTACTTTTTTTATTAGAGCGATTAATCTTGTGCATAACAAAGAAATAACTACTATATTTATGGCTCGATAAACTAAAAGTACAAATCCATGAAGCGTAAGACTTTTCAAGTAATGAAAGATGTTATCGTTATATTTAATACCCAAAAATATCAATATAGCAAAAATTATGTATAGCAAAACATTTTCTAATTTAAGCATCTCTTTTTAACCTTTTTTCAAAAATTCGACAACACTCTATTAAGTAAATAATAAGCATAGCATAATCATAATTAGTTATGGTTAAATAATCAGGATTATGCGGCGCGGAATGAAATGCTTTTACAAGTTGAAATGTGCTTAAAACACCAACCGTTAAAAAAGCAAATGCACCGGCAGCCGGAACGAATTTTTTAAAAAAAGATTTTTCTTTTCTATCCCATAGCGTTATAAATAATATACCTACAAAATAACCGCCAAAGGTTTTAATAAAATCCCAGAATATCTCTAAAATATATCCTTTGCTTGGTATCGCCATTCCAAATACGTTTAATGCAATAAGAAACATCAAGCATATTAGAAATATTTTAATATGACTAACAGAAAAATATTTTGTATTAATCATGGTTATAACTCCTAAGTTTTTGTAAAACAACAACATCCGATTTTAAGTCAGTTATTACAGAGTCCAATTCTGTTATTTTTTGCCCGTGAATTTTTTGTAATTCGATAATGTCACCGATTGAATCGGTATCTTTTGCAAAATGATTAGCTGCCGCAAACATAACAGTTCCTATATCAACTGTTAAAGCTACTGCGGCTAATATAGATAATAATATTTTCATAAGCATTTTGCCTCATATGAATCGCTAATGTGATTGATATATAGGATTGTATTAGGGCGTAAGCATGTTTGTAAGCAATCTATTTCGGTTTTATTGAAAGGAAAATCATAAGGCATTGTGGTACACAAATCATGCACCGGAACTGGAACGTGAACGCATCCGCTTAATAGCATCATCAACAGTAATGTGCATGTTTTTTTGAAAACGTTGCCTATCAAGTTTAGCCTCTTTGTTTTCAAGTTTATCACCGTTTATAATCCACTCATCACGCCCACTTTTTTTGCCTAGCGCGTACATGACATAAAATGCAAGAATAGCTATTATGATGCACGCGACAAAGACATAAACCATTTATTTAATCTCATCAAATCTATCTGCATTAGCAACCATTTTTTGGCCTAACGAGATAAGTCGTTCGCCGGTAAACCTTACTTTTTCACTAGCCTTTTTATCAGCACTGGTTTTTAAAAATTCATCAGTTGCAGTCCAATCAGGTTCAATAATTTCATGAATAAGGTCATCACGTTTATTAGCGGTTAAAATAGTAAATAGCTTTGTGACATGTTTTACACCTTCTGAAATAGAAGGAAAAGATAAAAACTTTTCTTTTGCTATTTTGCATAACTCTGAAAAAGAAAGTATTTGAAATAATTTTGCTAACATATACCAACCTCGCAATTAAGTTTTTACAATAAAAGCAGGATGCCCCGAAAGGCATCCCGCCATCTCTTTAGATTCTAGCAGGTAAAAATTACTTTTTACCTGCAATCAGTATAGCAAATTTATTCATTCTTTTGGAGTTTATTTTTTACTTTTTCTATATCTTTATTTATTTTATACATTTTTTGATTTACAGTAACCATTGTCAATCATTGTAACACATATCGCTTATAATCTGAGACATATTTTTCAGCACTTCCTTTGCCATCTTCGCTATTATAATATTTCTTATAATATATGCCCTGCCCCATCAAATCTTCTGCCGCCGGCAACGGTTCTTTATGTCTCCAATACTGTAAACGCGCTATCGCGCACGCATAATAAAGATTGCCTATTAAAGCCTCTTTACATGACATATTACCTAAAATACGAATTACGCGTTCTTTTAATGCTTTGTGACGTGGCAATACGACATTCCATATATCATCATTAGCTCTTAATTCTATTCCCCACAGGCTAAATGCTCCGGCATTAGACTCCATTGAATATCCTGTTTGCCTAAAATCTTGACCAAGTAATGTTTCAGTTGCCCCAGTTCCCATCATTATAGAAATATCATCGTTACCACATGGAAATTCTAGCCATTGATGGGTTTTTTTTATGACATAAATTATTTCGGATTTAAGATTATACATTATCGTTTATACTTAATCTGGATATTAGTATGTGTTGTATTATATATAGTCATCGATCCGCTAGTAGCATTATCGGCCGCTTGGACTTTGATTACATCGCCAGGATATATTTGTACATCAGGCACAACAACTTTTAAATGACGACGCATATTAGTTGTATCAATAAAAGAATATTCTGGTAATGTATTTTTGCCCCCTGGCATTTCGCTGCCATTAATCATAACACGCATAATAGTTCCGTCACTTGCCCCGTCTGCATCGACGGAATGCTCGAGATTAACATATATATCCGCAAGCCCAGACATTTCCGCAGTGATAATAGCAGGATTTCCAGGAGCCCATTGAAACCATAGTTGATAATCCGCTGTTTGCCAAGTTACATCAGTCCATGTAATAGGATTAGTCCAGCCAATATTCTGTGTAGCATTTTTACGCAATGCGATTATCGGATTTTGACCTTTTAAACCAAAAATATCAAATATTCCATAAGGGGATGCTGTCCAAACGCCAGTAATATGAGCTATACTCCATCTGTCTGCTTTACTAGGAAATAATCCAATTAACGAATCGGTATTATAAACAGAATCATCACCTAATATATTCTTAATACTTAATACTGCTTTAGCGGGATTATTATTATTATAATCAGGAATTATTATTCTATCTGACCCTACTCCAGAATTAATATTTATTTTCATTTCTTTATTAACAGTTGGCGAAAAATAAAAAGGTTGAATAAAATTATCCTGGCGTAAATTATTTATTGCCGGCAATTCAATGGCAATAGGGATAGTTGCTCCGGTATTAGTAAATAATGTTCCTGATTGATCTAGCGTTAAATAATTTACTTCGGCTGTAAGAGGCTGAACTTTCAATCCCCAAATTTGTGAAATCATATTATCTTTAGGCGTTCTCATAATAATTCTCCTTTAAACTCTAGTTTCATCTGTTACAGGCGAATATTGGATATACCATACTGGCGTACTGCCCTCCAATCCTCTATAAAACAATCTCACTGTCCCATATGATGGTATAATTGGGACAGTTGAAGATATTGACTCCCATGTTTTGTAATTATTAATATTATCATACATACCTTTTACGACAACAGTGCCCATCGGATAAATAGAAACAGAAGCACCACCGCCAAATTTTTTAATAATATCAAAATTATAACCTTCTGGAATTAATATATTATCTTTTAATATAATCTTACCTTCGCCTTCATACAAAACAGTTCTATTATTTAAGAGTGGATTGGGATCATAATGAAATGTAGTAGTACCTAAAACTGTAACTGCTCCTGGCGTTGCACTTCCGATGTCATAAGTAAATTTTTCATTATCTGGATCAATACTCGTTACAGTCCATGTTCCGTTATAATCGCCTGGTGTTACACCTTGGATCAAAACCTCTGTTCCGTTATTAATATAGGCAGCACCAGGATTTTCTACTGTTACTGTACTTCCATCCCTGACAATACTGACATTGGCTTGTAAAGCCATTGCAAATGGCTGTCTAACAATTCCGGCATGTGGCACCATATAACCAGTTTCGACTATTACATGGCTTAAATTTGAATTTGCTGGCGTAATTTCTGTATTTACCGGAAGATTTTTACTAACACGAACATAAGTTACTTTTTCAGTATCATCAACTTGCCATAGCACATTAATTGTTGGAGAAGTTGAAACCCAAGTATTCTCGCCTATATGTTTAACATTTACTCCAAAGCCTTTTTCTGTAATGTTGGCTATATTAGCTGAGGTGCCATTTTGAATATTATATAATATATCTATAAAATCACCTTCTGACAGAGGAATTGAATCATCTCCACCATGTCCCCTATTCCTATTCCATGTAACAGTTGTACCTACAACTGAAAAATCACCGCGACCTAAACTATAGACATTATTTGCATTACGGATGAATAAAAACGGAGCTGTTAGATCAGGTGTATTGCTTAAAATAAACTGATATTCATCAAAAGTTGTTATTGTAAACGAGTCATATTTAGTATCTTCATGGACATGTGTATCTAATTGATTAACAGTTGCGGCATCTGTTGGGTCAACGCCATCTGGGAGGGATGTTATCCCAAATGGGAAAACACTTTTAGTGCCATCAGTATGTAATTCGATCTCTGGAATACTCACGGCATCATAAAGCACTAATATACCATTAATTCCGGCACCGCCAGCTTGAAATCTTGTAGCATCGACTTTACCAGCAATGTATAAATCTTTTTTTAATTTTACATCTTTTACTGAAAGAGTTGTTATCTCGCCTACTGATTCGACCCATATTCTATCTACACCTAGCTGTGACCAATTAGTGCCATTCCAAATTATTTCATCACCAGCTTTAAAGGATTGAAGCGTATTAGTTTTTGTTGGGTCATTATCGGTAACATCTGTTCCAATCGTATAGCACCATCCAACTTGTACTATTGTTGGTTCTGGAAAATCAGCAGGTACATTTATTTCACCTTTATAAACGATATTCCCAGAAATAATTTTATCGCCATATCCAAGCACTGAAAATTTTTTACCACAAAACCTAATTGTCATGTAGTTGCCTCCCCAAGAGGAAATGCATTTAAACTAATATTTGTAGAAGCACCTGCATTTGTTATTTGAAATAAAATTATTGCAGGCCTGGCCATTTCTATTACTCCGCCATCAGTCGGTGTTAATACATCTTGATCGCTAGATAACCAGCTTAAATCTCTGATTCGTACAGGCTGTCCTTTTGCGCCGCGATAAAATGTCGCAACATCCGAGCCATCTAATGTACCAAAAATATCAACTTGTAATAAACCACCTTTAAACTCATAATCTGCGGAGGCTTGATTTTCTGTAGCATTATCAAAAACTAAAATATTTCCACCTTGTTTGCTAATAGGCATAGTAAATCCTCTCAAAAATAAAATTTATATTAACAGCAAGAATTAAAAACACAATACAATGAAAAAAAGCAAAAAAATTTTGCTTTGTTAATATTTCCTTAAGAATTGGGTGTTAAAATCTTCCATTGTAAGAAAAATCTTACAAAATTGTTTATATTTTTAACTAACTGAGGATTATTTATGAAAAATTTGTCTAATTTGAAAATTTTATTAGTTGTTTTTATTGGGTTAGGCTTATATGGCAATGGTTATGCTTGTGGCCAGAATCTCAATATTAAAACAAATTCAAATGATTTTATTTATTTTGAGTTACCAAATTTTCAACCATTTACAGAGATAAAAAACAGCATGACTTATGCCAAGATACGACCTATAACCTGTAAATTTTCTACTAAATATACTAAAAATATTACTTTTCAGGTTACGCCACATGATGGCTATAATTATATGAAAAAAACCATAACTGCGCAGACACCTTTTAAATATGTATTTCAAGGATTTTATCCTTATGGGGATGGATATTTTAGCCCATTAGACATATTTAATAATGGATGCAGTTCTGCAACTGATGGCGATAATTGCATAGAAGCAAAACAACAAAATTTAGATAACCTTATCGTAAACTGTAATTAGGGAGCATAAGGAACCGTAGGCCATCCCGTTGTAAAATTATAAGCCTTTACTAATGGGATGGTCGCTAACGCATTAATCGCGTCTATATGGTTATGTAAATTCTCATCTGTTGCGCGGTGCAAATCATCGATTAAATCAGCAATATTAGATAAATCATCAGAATCTAACACGTGTTCATCACCGTTAATGTCTCGCAAATAAAATGCACCCGGTATCGTTCCAGAACGTTGATAACGTGCATAATATTGATGGGCTTCAGATAACATTCCCTGAGATGATGCATAAGTATAAGTTGAATAGGTTACATTTCCATCATAATAAGCACGCGCATAAGTAGTCGCTTCTTGTATCTTAGTTTCTTTTGCAGTTTCTATAGTTGGGTAATAAATTGAATCATTTAACGCAGCAACATAATTTGATTTGTTGGTAATATAATTATTACCCTCTGAATATGGAATCGGTAACAATTCACCATTAATACCATCAGATACAAAATGTTTAACTCCTTGCTCATAATAACGAGATATTTTACCTTCTGGTAATGCATAATCTGTTTCTTGAGTTAAAAAAAATGCTAACGAACAAGAAAAATCATCGATTATTATTTTATCATCTGGCGTATGAATAAATTTGCTCATAAGTCACCTCAAAGTTTTATAAAGAAATTTAAAAATGTGCTAGGTTGCATTACATTAAATGGAGTACTAGAACCTGTCGTTGATGAATAATCCTGATAATGTCCTGTGCTTAAATCGGAATTATTTCTATAAGATGGGTCTGTTTGTTCTGTTGACCTTCCATATTTTGCTACTTCATGAGCTTGCCCCGGCAAATGATTATGTGCGGCTAATTCTGCAATCGTTTGTTGATGCGCTTCTTCACCTAAAAACTCACCCGGTACTCTAGGAGTTAAACCAGCACCAGAACCGGCGCAACCTATCACTCGGCCTAATGTTTTAAATAAAGTTATTTTTTTATGTGCGCTAAAATCAACCGCTGCCGATGCTCCACGTCCAACTAAATAAACAATAGTACCTGTTGCAGGTGATGTCGTACTTGTTGACATGGTATAATCAAATCCATTAGAGGTAACATTAGAAATAACGAATGTTCCGTTATAAGGTGCTTCATTTGCACCGCTTATAATTACCGTGTCACCATTGCTTAAACCATGTGGGGACGTAGTCGTTAATGTTGCCGTAGTTCCGGAACTAGTTAATGATTGTACTGATTCACCATTTTTACGAACTGGACACCATTGGTCTGGGATTTGTTCCCATAACAATGTAAACAAATCTTCAGTATCAGCATTAGCACGATTTGACGCGCCTGATGAAGCATCACCAATCGTCCCATCATCCATTTTAACCCAGCCCTCCTTTGGGTCTGGATAAATAGCCATTTGCACCTCACCTGTTGGATGATGCGCGCCACCATTAGCATCTAAAAAAACTAGCCATTGCCAAGTTAGCCAATGTAGCCAATTTTGAAAAGGCGCAGGAGGTTTTTCTTTACGTTCCCATCCTAAATCTTTTTTATCTGATGGTGGCTCTTGAACATTTAAACCGCCAATAATTGGGTCTGGGCTTGAAACGCGTGCCCATTCAGGAAATTTATCAGGTCTAGTTGCCATATTTATTTACCTCTTAATTTAATTTGGTAATGCCCACGCGTACTCGCCGGCATCTTCACCATTCAGGCCGCTGCCTGTATACCATGCATAGCCAAGCCCGTAATCTTCTTCACCGCCTGAATCAAAAGAAAATGGAATATCAGAATCAACCTCGGCAATATACATAAAATCTACACCACCAAGAGACAACCTTTGCATTTTTTCAGTAAGATGTAATAATCCTTCTGTTCCGTTTACGAACGCGAACATGGCCGCTGGAAAGCTCTCGAATAATTCAACAATAGTGGAGTTTGTAAAAAACCTCAATGCTGAGATTAATAATTCTGGCTGTCCATAGCTTCTATTTAGTTTTATTTTAAATTTTAATGCAGCCCGATAATCGTCATCATTTAGCCCGTTACGCGGTAAAACTATTATTTGTCCTAACCCATCTAATTGTTCACCGATTGCAACATCAATATCAAGCTGGGTATAAATTTGTTTGGCTACTGCTTCAACTTCATCCAAAGGTTTAGAAAAAGCATCTATAACTTTATGTAAGTTTGGCGACCTTTCTTCACTGAATTGCGAATATAAAAGCTCTTTAATAGACGGACTGTAATTTTCAACAAATATTAACTCTTTTAAATCACTCATGCTACGGTGACCTCTATGCGAGTTGTATCAAATAACCCTATTTGTCTATCATCCATTGGTATATTAGTTGTAACATAACTTGGAGTCTCTGACGGCGTAGCTGTAACTGCTAATTGTAAAACTGCTGTTTCGACTCCTGATACAGAATAAATAGGGCAATAAAACTTTTGATATATTATTTCGTCTGCAATTCCGAATGTTCGGCCAAGCAATAAAATATTATTACCTATAGTCAATATACCGTCACCCGGAAATAAATCTGTAACAGTTAATATTGCTTTTACCCAAATATAACGAGGCTCAGGACGGCTAAAATTAGAATCTTGAGTTTTACCGTTACTATCAACAACTGTTAAATGAACATTACCATAAGTTTTTATTCCGCCACCTTTAATCAGCCATAATTTATCTGCAATATCTTGATTATTGCCACCTTGGACTATTATTTCTATGCTGTGGCCGGGGCGACCTTCTGAATCTATAGCATTATTTCTATTTTCAAAACCACGAACATGCGTTACGTCTTCGACCTCATACATTCTGGCAACTATTGCCTCTAAATTTCCACCACCAAGTCGAGAAATTTCTACCTTTATTCTTTGCCTATAATCTGCATCACTTTCTATTATTCGACCGGGTGTAGCATCTTGAAAATTATATACAGCGGATAATCCAGCAACCGGGGTCACTATTGTAGTTAAAGAACCTGTCGGTGCTTCTATTGAGCCATACTCAACGCTATTAAAATCTGCTGGTGTCCAAAATTCATTAACAGTAAGCTTTGCATCAAACTCAGGCGTAAATGGCTGCGTTAAATCGTTGGATATTATTTTAAATGACCCATCAGGTGTACTTGGTAATTGTGCGCTAACACCTAATGCCGATGTATCAGCATTAATTACCTGCACCAATAATTGAGCTATTTCCTCTGCGGTCGCGTCACTATCGCTTGTGACAATCTTAGTTATTTCATTAATTTTTACATAATATTGTGCAGTATTTTGTACATTTGAAACTATAACATCTACAACAATCGATGAATCTAATGTAATGGTAACGCTTCTTTTAGCTTTAAATTGATGATTAGTAACTTGTGTTTGTATCGTTAAAGAAGTTGTAATAACTGTATTTTCATCACCCTTTAAACCAACAGCACGAGCCAAAGAACGACTAGCACCTAATCTTGGAATATCTACTATTTTTCCGATTTTATCTAATGCTATTCCTTCTGCCGAATCTAAATAATTTGCGCTATAAATTCCTTCAAGTATTTCCCAATAATTCATAGTTGGCTTGGAAAAAACACCGATTAATTGACCGCCCGGCTCATCTGGTGAGGTATCAATGCCCGGAAATTCAGCCTCTAAACTTTTATTATAATCTAATAGTATTTGGTCTGCGCTTTTTTTTATAAAGCCATATTTTGTTACACCATATTCATTAGCCATTTTAAGTTACCTGCAAGTTTAATGATTCAACCTCTAAGATTTCCCCATCATCGCTTTGGCAATCAAAGCTTATATTTATTGCCCTACGCTGATTATTAATATCATTAATGGAAAATGATAATATCTTACTTATTCCATCAGTTTGCAATATCACGCGCTTAAAATCGCTTGCTATAGTTTCATAATAAGGTGCTTTAATTAATATGTCATTCATATAATCTATACCAAGATTCACATTTAGCCACCATTCGCCGAGAAAAACTAACAATCTTGTAACGAGTCGTTGGATTAATTCGTCCTTAGCACTTATCATTTTAAAAGTTAGATTTTCAAATATTAAATCGCGTGGTGCGCTAGAGTTATTGTGATTGCTGAGCATAAAACCAGTAGCCATTATAAAGTACCTTTAATTTTATTTAGTTCTTGTTGAATCGCTATAAATGGCGCGGAATTATCCAAAGAATGGCCACCATATGTAGCGATCTTTATAGCATCGATTAATTGATTAATAATATCCAATAATTCTGCTTGGTCATTTCCTATCGCTATTTTTCCATCCGACTGCATTTTAAAAATAGCATTTTTAAACCTACGCACTGCATTATTAGGGTCATAATTTGATGGTGTGTTTGTTGCAAACAAACCCGGAATAGCTATAGCATCGGATAAGTCAAACTTCCTCCGATTTCCCGGCTCGGAATTATGCCCGTTATCAATCCATCTTTCTAAAGAACGCTGGCTAAATACCAATAAAACACCATCCCCTCTTTTTAATGGGTAAGTATCGGAAAAATCTTGAGATTGCTGGAAAATAACAGGAACATTAATTATGTTAGGCATCTCAAATACTTGGTTATCTAAAAACCTACGCTTTATTGATGGCTGAACAGTTGCTAATTTGGTCTCTGCATTAAAGTCTATAATTATGCCGGGCAACTGCAAAAACATTTGGCTTAATGTATAATCGATTGCCTGCTTTAAAATATCGGATAGCGTATTTTTCATGCAGATAGCTTACCTTTTTTAGCCTTATTTGGAAATACAACAACAACTATTGTATTTTGGAAAAAAATGTATATAATACTTAGCAATGAATAAATGTCATAAAAATCCAATAATTAATATGTTAGAAAATATTGGCAGCAATTATTCGATAGAATATGAATGCATAAATGGGATAAAACTAATAAAAAAAATAGTTATTAACCATGTTTCTCTTATACCAGCAAAACCACGAATTATAAATGTTACATGTAAAATTAATAATCAGGAACAATGCGTATGACAATAGTTACTACAATATTAAAACCAAACGACCATTATTTAATTACCACCAACCATTTTTTTGTAGCACCGGACGGAAGCAGTTATCGCGCTGTATGGGGTAAAGTTAAATTTCTTAACGATGATATTTTGCCTATAAAAACAAATAAAAATTCCACTAATTGGTTTATTATGGTAGGAAGTGAGGAGGATTATATTATTATTGGCGGCTGCCAGATTCATTATGTTGTTAGATGCGAAAAGCCACCTTTTTTACTATATAGCGAAACTTGGGACACTGCAAAATTAGATGAACAAGGAAAAGCTATCAATATAAAACATCGCACCTCAATTTATGTGCCTGATGAGAAAGAATTACTAGCAATAATGGAAAGCAAACATGCCGAAGAAAAAAACAAATCTCCTCAACCAAGAATTGATAGGCACGGTATCGTAGAGTTTTAACTTAACCTATAACCTCTTCTTTAACTTGCAATATACTCATCCAATCATTACCGCGCGTGTCGCCCTTATGCTCTACCGATTCAATATAAAAAACTCCTTTTACTTCTGCAGAATCTATTTGCACCTTTCTTTGTGGCAATGCTTTTGGCTGCAATAAAATATCAACCTCCCATCCATTTAAAACTGAAATATCAGCTAATTGGAAACCCTGAGAGTCTAGTTGTTTTACCGGATTAATTATCCCTGTAGATGGCGACAAATAAAGCGCGTCTTCACCTGATGACTTACCTATGGGTGAAAACTTTAATGTCTTGTTGGCCGTTATAGTCCATCTCAGCCCTGCTATTTCGCATATTTTGTTAAGCGCATAATGCGCCTGTCCATTAATGCTAATACCATTTTTAAAAGCGATAGTATCACCAAAAACAGAAGCCTTATCTACTCCCATTTTCAATATTTCAGCAAGTTGCTTAATAATACTTGTCGTATCAATTCCGGCTTTATAGGAAAGATTAGCAATTCCTTTTTGAAAGTCGATAGCGTTTCCATATGCAGATATTGTGGTTATATAGTCTGGTGCTTGGTAAACCAATGTGGTAAAAATTATATCGCCACTAAACAAGAATTCTAAGCCGCTATCTTCTTTATAACCTGCCAAAACCTGCAATGTTAATCTTGGTAAGTTTTTTTTAGCCCTAGCCTCGTTTTCTTTGATAATATGCTCTACTTTTTTTCTATTTTCTTCACTTAAATTATAAATTTCTACTGTACACTGATTAATTCCGAGCAAACTAATTGTAACATCAAAAGTAAGCTTAAAATTTTGGTCTACAATTAAATAATCATTTTCGGTGCTACCCCCACCGGTATTTATGACAAATTTGCATAACCTATCGAATAATGGCATTACAATTCATCCGCGGTTAAATATATTAACTGGCATCGCTGGCCTAAATCTACCCTGCCACACGGAAAACCTTTTAATGATGTATCAATCAAAAATAACGCGCCCGGAGGCATACTATCAACTTTATAATCATTAATAAGTTCATAATCTATTACAAGCTTTATTCCAGTAACTATTGGCGTTAAATCAGCCAAATAGATGCTTAAATACCAAGCCTCATCGCGAGTGTTCCAGTGAATATCAAGAATATAATAAATCCCCTCAATCTGAATAGTTTGCTTGTAAGTTGAGTTATCGCTATCAGTTGGAATTACAAGTATGCTCATAATTTATCCCATTATTTAAAAATCGTGTCCCATAACATTTTAGCAAACGATGATGGCTTTGTATCTGCCGGAGTAGTTTGCTGAGAACCTTTGTTAACGGTACTTTGCGCTTGGTCTTTAGCTTCCGTTGGCGGTTCTTTTATCTGTTCCTTTGGAATTATGACCGTAGACGCGGAAACCTTCAAAACCTCAACCAAATCTATTGTAAATTCTAATGCATTTGTGTTTGATGAATTTCTGGTAGGCCGGAAATTTGCTATAGCCATATTCTCGTACAAATCCAATCCGGTTTGTACTGAAAAAATAACTTTATTATCGCGCAACTGCCATAAATCAAAATAGGCTACCAAACTTCTACGTCCTAAGCCCGGGTCAAATTCTTTTCCCTTTAAAATTGGATAATCACTTATTAAACAATCTAAGCTTAATTGTTTAGGCTCTACGATTATATTATCGCTAATTTTTTTGCCGGCCTCAGTAGGATATTGAGTTACAGTATTTTGTAAGGTTAAATTTTCGGATTTTAATGCATCTATTTCAATGGTATCGATTTTTGTTCTTGGCGCATTTTTAAATGTAAGCTTAACAAGTGCCATAAACCTACTCCATTAACGGAAATTGAGTTAAAGCAGATTTTAAATGCTTTTCAAAAATCTTGTTAAATGTTTTCTCTGCGGTATCTTTCAAAAAGTTAGCGTGCTGGTCTGTTGTTCCATGTGGAACTTGTAGGTTAACATGCGTGGTAACGTTATTTGTTACTGATTTGCTAACTGGAGCTGTTGCCGCTTCTAATGTAGGGGTCATTATCCGGGCAGCCATTTTAGTTATATTTGCCGGCGCACCGGCAGACGTTATGGCTGCATTTGTATGATGACTGGCTTTTATAGCCTCACTAATCGTTTTTATTGGGTGCTTTATCTTTTCAAAAACACCAAAAACATCTTCAACAGCTTTACCAATAAATTTAAGCAAATCCCATACTATCTTTAATGGGTCTATCAATCCATAAACAAAAACATCTTTAGCCAATTTTCCAAATTCTTTCAAAACCTTACCGATTGTAATTAATACAAAACCTATCTTAGGAAATTTTTTAACGAAATCACCAAATAAAGAATCGTTGCCTTTAATAAAGTTTCGAATGTCGTCTGCAACCAAAAATATGCCAGCGGCAATAGCCGGCCATATTAAAACAAGCGCATTTGCTATTGTTTCAATCTTGGCAAGCTTTTTAAAATCTAATGCTAATGCAATAACTGCTTTACCAAGCGCGGCTAATCCTTTGATTATTCTAGTAGAAACAAGCAATCCTAATAAAATCGTTGTAATTTTTAATACTTTATTCCATCCGCCAAATACATTGATTAGGCTTGTCAATGTAGATAACATAGCACCAAAAATATCTGCTATAACTTTAACAAACTTAGCCAAGTCCTTAAATAGATTAATTAAATTCTGCTGTATTACCTTTTTATTTGCTGCGTACCAACTGAGAAATTCATTAACTAGTTTAGAAACTTGTGGTAACAGTTCAATTCCTATAGCATTTTTTAATCCTTTTAAAGCAAATCCGACCATCGTTAATCTATCTTGGAATTGGGCGGCTTGCTTAGACTGAACCTCACTTAGAGTAAATCCAAACTTATTAAATTCTGCTTCTAGTTCCTTTACTCCTGCCGCACCGTTTTTAAGCAGGTTTACCATTCGACCGCCACTGCGACCAAATAATTGCAATGCTAAATCTGTTTTTACTTGTTGATTATGTAATTTGCTAAAAGCATCAGCCACTTCCAGCAATAACGTGTGGTTATCCTTTAACTTTCCATTAGCACCAAAAATGCTAATTCCGAGCATCTGAAATGCTCTAACAGACATTTGCTGACCCATAGCAGCCTGACTTACCTGTCGGCTAAATAATTGCATTGATATTGTTATTCCGTCAATATCAACACCGGCCAATTTTGCCGCGCCACGCAATCTTTGTAATTGTTCTACAGACAAACCAGTTAAATCTTTAGTCTTATCTAACTCATCGCCTGCCCGAGCGGCTGACTCTGTTATTCCAAAAATTGCTGTGGCTACTGCCGTGGCGGCCGTTGTAACAAGCAAAAGATTCTTTTTTAAATCTATTATCTTTTTGTCATAGGCGGTTAAAACCTTATCATCGGCTTTGAACCCTAGAATTGTTAGCAGCTCTCGCAATATCATCTTTAACTAAATCCTCAATTTGTGTTTTTAGGTTTAGATAGCTGGACGCTTCAATAATCATGGCATATGACCAGCTTTCAACCTCTTCTCTCGTTGCAAGCCCTGCATCAACTATACGCCAAATAATTAATCGTTGTTTTAACTTTTCTGGAAGTCGCTCAACAATGTCGTGAATTTTTGACCGTAACCTGTTGTTTTCAGCTGATTCAGGGCATTCGTAAAAACATTTTTTATATCCTTATAAAAATTAACATAAATTACCCATGCTAATGCAGCAAATAACTCTGAAAAATTACCAGCAAATATAGCATCAAAAGCACGGACATCATTAAGCGATTGGCCATCTCTTGTAGTATTTGCGAGCATTTTAAGAGTGAATTTTAAAAATCCTTTATCCATTATTGCCGGCAACATCTGAACCAATGTAGTTATGATTTTTATTCCCTCTTCTTCCGTTAACTGAGATAAAGACTCAATCTTTATCCCGCTAAGGTTCTTTAAAGAATCACTTGCTATTGCTACATAATTCATAATGTTAGACAATAATTCTAACCCTTCACTTCCGGTATGAACTACGCAAGTATAATCATGTCCTAGTATTTTTTTTTCATTTGGCGTTAATAACATTAATTACCCCCTATAATTCCAAGAACTTCTGCCAATGTAAAAATCCATACCCTATTAGTCGCACCGTCTTTATCTTTAGCAAAATCAGGTGCTTTTTTATTCCAAGAGTAAGTACATTCCCATGTAGTAGTACCGTTTAAATCTTTAAACAATATAGGATATGTACTTTTTGCCGCACGTGATGCGTACATTAAAGCCCATAACAAATCATTACTTCTTGCCGTATCTATAATATTGATTGTTAACTCGGCTTTCAATCCATTTGCCACTTCTGTTCTTGCGATTTCACCATCTGCACCTTCAGTATCATTATAAAGGTTATTAGGAAAGGTTAAATTAATATAAGTACCAGTACCATAACCTGATATTGGTATTCCACTAATAGTTAAAAGCCCCTCTTTTGGTGAGTAAATTCTTGGTTCGTTTATCATTTCAATTACCCCCTATTATTTAAAATGTTACCCGGCCAGTTACAACCAGATTATGGATTGCACCAGCCGCGCGCCATTGCCATTCTAAATGACGATAAATTCTATTTTCCCTGTCCACTTGGTCTACATCTTTAACAAGCTTAGTAGTTACATAATAAGTATTTATATCATCATCGATTAAACCTGCGGCTATACCATCCTGAATTTGCGCCCTAAGCTGAGACTCAAGTAATGCAACACCATGGTCTGTATAAGGTATTTTTGGTGATTCGGCTAACAAAGTTAAAAGTCTTTCTCTTAATCTTGCGACAAACCAGTCTATACCTCTAATTACGTCAATATATTCACCGCTGGCTACAGTTCCATCTCTTGTAAAGCCCCGACCTCCAAACAAGGTATAAACATTACATTTTTTTGATAATGCATTGTCATATTGGGTGCTGTTAAGATTATCTGCTGGAACTCCTGCAAGGTTTTTATTTGCCCATGTCGTGCTGCCCGGGTCAGTAGGTAATTGTTTTCCAAGCAATGCAGCCTCAATATATTTGGCATTTGGTGCTGTTGGGTCGCTTGGGCTTGACTGACCAGTATAAACAACAAATGAGCGGTCATAATTTCCAGCGTGCAATAATGCAGCAATGGATGTGGTATCAGTAGCTTTATTTTGATTAATGACATTTGGGTCATCGGTAAATACGGCATAGATTTTTTCCTGAGTTTCGATGTATGCCGCCAAATCTGTCTGCTCGGCATATTCAAGTTCATCTATCGCGTACCAGTCATTATCATTTTCCTGTATTTTTTGCACATCAACTACTATGTCATTTAACGGGGTAAATGCTTGGTTTATTTCTTGGTTAACATCTACTACCGCAGAGAATGCGACACCTGATGTATCGGCATTTAATGTATAAGTGCCATCAGTATTATCTACTGCCGTCACTGGTTCAGTTCCACCATTAATTGCCGCTACTAAACCGGCCGCAATAGTTAAATTCGTTGGAGTTGCTCCGGATGGAAATGTAAAAGCCGTCCCGTTTATAATAGTTTTATATTCGGTATTTGCAACGACATTTTTAATTTCAATATCAATAGTATCGACTTGTCGCCTTCCGACTTTTAAAACTGGTGGTCTTGGGCTTTGAGAAAATATTTTTAATGCCCATTGATAAACTTTAGAGTCGTCCGCAAAATCCTCACCAACTTCATTAAGGTTAGAATATTGGCGTGTATAATCAGTCCATGAAACATGCGGAGCTAAAACCAAAGGAGTCCCAAAACCTTCTTGCGTAATATTAAAGTCATCTCTTGTGACTGTAATATTTATTATTTTAGTTGTATCAGTCATTTTACACCTCTGTAGTAACTTGTTTAATTATATCACCATTGTAGTTAGTAATTTTTCCGTTAGCAATAACGTGTTCGATAAGTCCGACATCATCCTCAATCGATGTGGCAAGCATCCATTGCGTGTCCATAGATGCCCTACATTCAAAGCCGGTATTTATTATTTGAGAAATATTGCTCATGCTTAAAACCGATAAAAAAGCTACTTTTTCATCGAACGTAGTTGCGGTGCTTTCTTTGTAAGTAGAGAGTTTTAATCTTTCCAATATATCAAAAGCATCAAAACCTTGTTTATCATCAGCACCGTAGGCGTTTATTCTTAAAACCATTAAATCTTGAGCCACTATTTGACCTATTCCATTATCGTCCGGCTCTCTGATTTCATTAAATCCAAATTGAGTAATAGAGGTAATAGCTAATGATAAATAAGGCCTCGGTAATTTTGGCAGGTTTTGGTAATCCCAGATTATTTTTGCGTCAACTATTCCGCAATTATCTTTACACCACGTGACAAATAATTCCTGTAATTCTGAAACTAACATATTATTGACCCTGCTCAACTTTTGCTATTAGCATTTTAAAATGAGATATAACCATATTTTGCCAAGGAAAAACTTGTGCCAACTCAAAGCGGTCATCAATTTCAACATCTAATCCTAAAATTACAATGTCAGCATTTATCCCATTTCTTGTATCTACAGTATTTAATCTTATATCTGAATATAACCTTAAAATTTCGCTTGTATATCTACCCTCTGGTAATAACTCCATCTCTCGTGGTGATGCCGGCTGAACTGATGCTCGAATAACAAAAGGTGTTCCATCTGACTCAATCCATTGGCCTTTAGTATTTACATAGCCTGGATTTTTCGGAATTACGGTAACATCCTGTCTAAACTGGTCAAACATTATTTAACCACCTTTTCATAAGTTGTACTATTTTTCATATGGCCGGTATCAATTAATGGATTATCTACGCCTTTTTTGTGTTTCTTTGTAGATTCTTTATTAGGTGGCTCGCGCAAATCGACTATTTCCTTCTGAATTTTTCCGACCATAAAAAGCCCAATTAAATCGAGACCACGCGAAACGTTTAATTGAAATGCTAATATTTTATAATACAGGTCTTTAATTAAATTATTCAATTCTTCTCTGTTTTTATCAAAAGCATTAGAAAAAAATGGTCTGGATGGTATAGCCTCTTGTCCATTTCTCTCAGTTCCAAACTCATTATAAATTGCTATTTCTGCTACTGATGCGCCACCCGGATAAGGATTTTTTCCTTCCGGGTAACCGACTTTTACATATGAATTATCGAGAGATTTTAGAGTCTTTCTAAAACGTAGGTAGTTTGCGTTCTTATCGATGACTTTATTAACTGACACATATAGCTCCAATTACATGCAATCCTCTTAAACGTAAAAATTCTCGCCCATATGCAGTATCGCTTAAAGAAGTAGTATCAAGCGACTCGGGGGCAGCAAAACTTTTTTGCAAATCCCCCTCGCGTAATTGCGTTACAAAAGAACCGGAATTTCCCTTGCGATATTCCCTGATTGCCAGCATATGAGCCATTAAGTAGGCCACAGCTGCCTCATAATCCTTATCAAACGTTAATTCGTCAACCTCATTAAGTGCCAATCCTTTAATACACGTAATAATATTTGGAGCTATAGCATCAAACTCCGGTGCTACACATTGTAAAACATCCTCTATTGTCATAAAAATTATTCGGTTTTATCCGGTTTGTTTTTATGTTCAGTAGCTTGTTTTTTCTCTTCTTCTGTAAGCTCTATTTCCTTGAGTTGAGCGTCTACCGCCTCATGTATCTGTGGCCTTTTGTCTTCTTCCTTTATTTGTTTTAACAATTCAGGAATATACATGTCACCGATTAATGCTTTCATTTCCTTAACGCTTTTATTCGCATAGGCACTTTTTCCTTCATTAGCGCGAGATGGAGCGTCTTCGGAGTCAACAACTTCTATGATTTTATTATCTAATCGAAACTGAAAGGCTTTATATTCTTTCATTTTATCAAATAATTTAGCATCGACTTTATTAACTCCGGGCATAAACCGAAAACCCAAAATGCCATAAATATTTTTCTTATTATATCTAACTAACATATTAAATACCCTCGCCTATTGCAAAAGACAATGGCTTATAAATTAACAAACCACCACATTTGCTAGTTACTGGAACTTTAAATTCCATAACTTTTTGCTGCGGTGCTAACTGATTAAATGGCTCTGGAATTTCAAGACTTACTTTTTGAATATCCATTTTGTAAGCAATCATGACATCTGAGTCACCAGTACCTACGCCAGCTAATCTGGGAACAGATATAACTTGTTTAATATAAGCAGCATTACTTAAAAATTGGTCTAAAATATACCTGCTTGAATATGGTGTAACCAAAGTTGTTTTGATTAAATTATATTGTTTGGTAGGCAATAATAAAGTGTCTGGTATCTCGATTTCTTTTGTTAATTCTACAATACCATCAACCAAATCGTTCATATCGCGCAATATTTGTAAACCGCTTTTATCAACCCATTTTGTTGAACCGCCGTCACCATCAGCCGCTACAGTATAGCTAGGAACATTGTCATTACTAAAAAATCCCGGCAAATTATTTTCTGCATCACCAAACCAAGCAATTCTTTCAACTTCTTGGTCATTGGCTCTACGGCAGGCTTCTGCTCTACGAGTGTCTAATGATTTTCCGGTCTTACGGGATTTTAAAATTTCATCCCAATTATATCTATAACTTGAACCTATACGGCGCACGTCTGATATGTTTTCTTTTCCTTTTACTTCAACATTAGGAAAGTCATTAGCATAACTATTAACTATTTTTGCAGAACCAACCTTATCAAACTCGCGCCATACGATTTTATCGTCTGCAGGGTCTGCTTCATTGGAAATAGGAAATAACATCCCGCTTGCGGCTTTTAAATCGGCATATTGTGTGTCATATACCATATTTTTTATGTAAAGTAATTCCGTTTTAAAAAATCCGATGCCGGCCTCATCCATAAACACGCCTTTAGCTCTTTCTATTCTATTATTTAACATTTTATCCCCCTTACCTTATTATGGTATGTTAATTTCAACTTGAGCAATTCCTTCATCCGCAGTTGCGGTACTTCTGAAAATTGCGCTAGGTACTAAATCAGCCTTATCGGTATCGGCATCTTTTCTAAAATAGCCTTCTTTACCACTAGTGCTGGTATGTCTGACATAAACTGGGTCATTAATTTGCACGTCTTGGTCAATTCTTACCCAGATAAGGCCTTGTCTAAGAACGGCCATATTATCTTTAGCTTTATAAACGCCATCTTGAGTGTTTATATCCTGTCTAACAGTCCATTGCTCAACGCTGATGCCTTCAAATTTTTGGCCAGTAGCGGTAGGGAGCTTTACCTGTTTTTCTGGGTCTGTACCTTGAACTAAGCCTAAACCAAAATCAATGTCTACTTCAGCGGCACGGCTTTTAATATTTGCATTTTGTAAATCTACTACCATTCCTGCAACGGCAGCTTTCATTTCGAAATCATAAGTTAACTGTGGCATGATTATTTCTCCTCTTTTTTGGCATCTTTGCCGCCATTAAACATACGGGCAATCATTCTGTCGCGCGCATCGTTTTCATCAACAGTTTTCCCGCCGACAGAACCAGCTAACAACCTTTGAGAAGCTATAGCATCTTTATCAGGCTGTAAATCTAAGCAAGTATCAAAACATGCTTCAATATAGAGGTCATTTTTCCCGTCTAAATTAATATTAGGAAGCATTGCCTTAACGACAGTCTTTTTAATCTCAATATCGCTCATATCCTCTATTTTTTCGGCTTCTTTTTCAGTTAAAATGTCTCTGGCACTATCAAGCACCTTAACTCTTGCTTTAACTAAAGAAGTGATGTCTAAAGAGTCATTATGTGCTTTAGCTTTTTTAAGCTCATCAGCAATGACATCATGCTTTCCTTGTAAAACTTCCATATCGGATTTTATTTTTTGATATGCCACCGCGGCATCATCAAGCTGTTTCTGTTTTTCCGTAGTTGCAGACTTTGCCTTTTCAAGCGCATTTGCAACCTCAGGAGCAGCATCATATTGGATGCCGTCTAATGTTATTTTTACCATATTTGGCATATCTGTTCCCCCGTTCACATTGTTAAAATCAACAAAAATGTCGTCCACGTTAGAATCTAAAATTGCATCGTTTGAATCGCACAAATTTATTTGTGCAAATTCGCCCTGATTTTCAGCATTTGCCCGGCCATGCGGGACTAACGCTAAATGATTGCAAATCATATCGCGCTGCACACAATCATATTGTTCGCCATTAAAACTGCCCGGTGTATGGTCTAAAATAGCCGTATAACCCAAACTTAATTCTTTTAGTTCTCCGCTTTTAACTTTTTCTACAGCGGAATGGTCTAAAATCTTTATTGAGGCAATCGGTCTGTCGCTAATCACCCTGACATTTTCGCCGGTCTGCCCGACCATATGTTGCTTGGCATTTTTTGAATCGACCCATCTTTCTGTAGGATGTCTTTCAGTAATTGGCATCATTTTCATAGAGTCAAGATGAGCTTTTTTAGTTACTTCCTCTGGCGGTCTAAATCTTCTTGAGACTTTACCATCAGCAGTAATATATTTAAAAATACCAGCCCTAGTTAAAACAGCCTCACCTTCGATGAAGCCATCATCGGTGATTTTTGCTTTGGCTAGGTGAATTTTATCGCAACAAATAACGCGTTTATTATCCATCCACTAAGGATAAGGCCACCAAAATGGCATGTCAATACAATGGAAAGCGCGAGGAATCTCGCGCTTTTTGTACTACTAACTAACAAGAAAGCAACATGGAATATATTGCAAGTAGATTATATCATATTTAAAATAATGCACAAACTGCTTGACAATTTCCGATAAAGGAAATATAATTATATTGTACTATTTTATTAACTAACAAGGAGCGATAAAAAATGAAACCTATTAACCAATCGACAATGAATCTTTATTATAAACTTGCTGCTTTACCTAGTGAAAAACTATCTAAAATAGCATGTCAGGTCGCTAGCGGATTTCTTACGCAACAATTATCTGACGCAAGGCTTTTAATATTAGACTTAACGATGATGATTTTTAAAGCTAGGATGAACGATGGAAGACATTGCTTTAATTAGCGATTTTCGCTTAGATTGGGGCTCTATAAATGCTCGACACTTAAAACAAAAGTCCAGAGCCCCAATCAATAAGCGAAAATATTTATTAATAAAAGAAGCAACTAGAGGTATTAATTATGAAGACTATCTTATCAACAATAATTATATCACCATTCGTATTTATTAGTTGGTTATACTTTTTTTTAATTGGTGTAACTGCATGTAAAATTTTACATATTGGATTACATTCAATTTTAATAACGGCGACATGTGTTATAGCCCCATTAATAATCACATTAGCACTGTTTATTTATCTTAAAGAGAACTTATGAAAATTAAAATCGTAAATGCAAAATTTGTTGATATAGTCGCAAAAGAATTTGGATTAACTGAACGCAGAGTTAGGCAATTATGTTCTGAAAAAAAGCTTACATCTGAAAAAGTTAATCCGGATGGGCGAGCATTGGTTATAATAACCGACAGGCTCTATCGAAAAAAACTAAATGAATATAGGAGTAAAAAACATGGAAAACAAAAAAAGCTTGAGAGTTGAAGAACTTGCGTTAAGTTTAAGAAATATTATAAAAGATAATGGATGGGATGATTCTGTAACGTGCATGTTTATCGGTACTTTATTATGCTTAATTGGTACTCAAGCATCTACAGAAGAAATTGATGAGCATTTAAAAAAATGTCCTGAAGATAAAACTATAATGAGCTTAGACTCTATTGAAGAAATATATAAGCTTCGTGCCTTATGCAAAAAAGTGCATTTTAAAATGGCTAAATTTTTATCTTTAATGGATGAATTAAAGAAAAATGATGTAGATATAAAAACTTTTTCTGAAAAAATAAAAAAAGCTGCTCATGAAGCTGCCGCACAAGGAAAAGAAAGCATAACAATATCAACTTTTAATGACCGGCTCGGCTGAGCATCTACAGTTGCCAGTTAGTGTATTATCGGCTATAATATAGCTTTCATAATAATTTTCGAGGTTATAAACATGTCCGCTAAATACACAAAAACTTTTATCGATAACGCGTATAGTCTCATGCAATCTGGAATCAATTTGCATGAAATTGCCAAAAGATTCTCTTGTAATCCCGATGCGCTTTCGGTCGCAATGCGCAAGCAAGGATTCACAATTATGCACTGGAAACGTCCTGCGCATAACCGCAAGCAACTTTCTGAAAAAGATATTATCAAACAATATATCTCTGGTAAGAGCATTTTGTGGCTTTCTAAAAAATACAGAATCTCCAGAAGTAGTATCAAAATTCGTCTTATTGAAAACGGTATTAAGCTCCGTAATAGCTCTGAGGCAAATATCATCAGAATGAGCAAATTGACCAAAACCCAACGAAAAAAGCTTACTGAAAAGGCACACGCAACTATACGAGGAAAACCCAAGAGCATAAAGCATATACATAATGGAGCTATCGGAAGGGAAGTCGCTAAGAGCCATATTGGCAAAGGAGAAAACATCCTCGCACAAATTTTTAGTAAAACCATCAATCTTAAAGTCGTTCAACAAGCAGCTATCAATATCTATAATATTGACTTGCTCGTTAATGATACCATCGCCGTGGAATTGATTAGCCGTTCCACCGGCAAAATTAACTCCAAAAATAATAGAAAGAAAATTAAATATCTCCTCAATCGTGGGTTTAAAATATTGATTGTTGCGTTTAAAGATTTCGAGTCCCTGATTAGAAATACTAATCAAATTATCCTGCATTTTCACATCTTTAATAGGCAGCCATCCTCTATTAGTCAATATAGGGTGATTTGGTGTAGCTATAATGCTTTCGCCAGAACTCGTGATAAGCTTGGTCATTTCTCCTTTATAGAAACGCCTAAAAAATTTTTTACAGTAGACAAGACTAAATACTTTAGTTTCACCAATTAAACAATTAATAGATTCGCCGGGATGACCATCTTCCGGGGGCGAGTCCCACCTAAACTCTACACCGTCTCTAATAAAATGTGACGGAACTGCATTAGGATATAATCCGTCTGGGTCACCACGCACTCTTTCATCTTCTGATGTGCGCCAAATATATGATTCAACGCCAGCACCTTGTTGCCTTAATTTATTTAACTGGCCGTTTAATTTTCCTACTTGGTCACGGGCAATTAAATTAGCACGTCTTTGCTGTACCCCATATCTTGCTTTTAATTGTTCTGCAATATCTTCAGGCCTTACTCCCTGCTGAAAACCTCGCATAACTATACCCTGCAAATCTGATAAAGATTGGCTTTGCAAAGATTTTATTAAAGCTGTATTTTGATGCACAAAATTTGTAATGGAATCATTTAACCAAGGCTCTGGGGTATAAATATCTACCCCCAAAATGCTTTTTAATGCTCTAGTTACTTGCTGCCTGTTAAAGCCAGCTATAGCCCCTGCAAAATTAAGCATTTTCCCCTGCAGATTGGCATTATTTAGAAATGTCGAGCTAGTTAATGAAATGGTATTAAATAAAGTAGCTATATTGTCTGCTACAGCATCAATATGTAAATTAGAGTCGTCTGGCAGCAACGCTTTTTGTTGAGCATGTAATTGACTTAATTGTGGAATAATTAATTTAGTAACCAAATCTTGAAAGTTTTTAACTATAATAAGCAGCAGTCTATTATAAAGGCCTTCAAAATTTTTTGGATAAAGGATTTTAGTAGGTTTACCAAGTCTTTTTTTATGCAATCCAAAAATGGGGCGTTGACTAATCGCCTGCTGTATTGGGGTTAGCCTCTTCGGCATTACTGCTGCCATCTTCTTTGCCCTCAGTTTCAGGATTTTCTATTTCCGTTTCTATTGAATAAGCACCGCCACCGAATCTGCTGTCTTTAACTTCTTCTGGCTGTAAAACACCAGTTTGAATATATATTTGGTCTGTATCAGCCGTGGTCTTTCTGATATTGCTTTCCTCTACTCTATTAGGCTGTTGCAAAGGATTAAATACAATATCCCATTCAGTATTGACAAGTTTTTTAATAGATGGCGACATCTCGCGGGACTTCATTATTAACGAAATAAGTCTATGTAATGGATTGTATAAATTGTCTATTTGTTCTGATTTTATTGTGTTATACCATGATGTTAAATCTGTATCACCTCTTGAATTTAATCCTGACGGACTTTCACCCATTAAAATATATTCTGGTATATCTAAAACAGCACATAACGCCAAAATGAACCTATCAAGCAAATCTGTTAATCCAGCCAATTGGGTAGTAGTTTCTTCATAGCTTTCCTCATTATCAAGTATTACAGCATTAAACCAACTGCGGCATTTTTGTAATGCGCCTAATCTATTTTTTACGATGTCCTCTCCTTCTTTTCCCCTTTGCAATATGGATGATAAATTCTTAAATTTTAAAATATCCTGTATCATTCGATGCATATATTCCGCCGAATATTCATAACATTGTCCTAAGTTTGATAATTGTTTATAGGCCGCTGTAAAAATAGAATCGCCCCATCCCTTGTTATTAATTTTATCTACTAATGGCAACTCAACGCCATCCATTCGCAAAATTCTTGATTGATGCACCTGAAATTCTGTTAATACATTTCTTTCATATTCCTTTATGGGCAATTTTGTTGCCTTCAATATTTGTGATGCTAATTGAGGTGTGAAACTTGCGGTAATAGAATAAAACTCAGGATTACCATAGCTTGGGTCGCGCGGGTCGCTATAAAAATTTTGGTTCTGAAAAAAAATATAATTCTTATCAATGACATGCAAAAAATCTACACTTTTAATAGTATTTTCATTAAGCGGGTCTTCAAATTTTCCCCCGTCATTTATACCCATTAATATAATTGCACCGCCATATAATTTAGCCCATTTAACAAGTGTGGAAAATTTTTTCTTGGCATATATTCTGTTTAATTTACTTACTATCTCACCAGCAGGGTCACCATTTATCTTAATCCATTCTCGCGTCATGTCCTTGCCGATTTTATCAATTATTTTTCTACCAAAACCATCGGCGATATAAATATTTGATAACTCATCTTGACCTAATTGGCTTCTTTGAAAAGAAACATTTGGATTTTTAGCTTTATCGCCACCTAGGCCGGTTATAATATTTGACCATCCATCGACAATCCGCTCTAAAATCCCCTTCTTTTTAACTTTGTTCATATCATACCCCCATTGCTCCCATGTCATATGAAGATAAATCGAGCAATAAATCGCTCCACAACCAAACGTAAGCATCAAGCCTGTTAGGTGATTTGCCTGCTTTAGGTGTCCATTTGGTTAATTCGTCTTCTAATTCAGGAAAATAATTAACCATACTTATTTTACCCTGTTCGTCCAATCCTGCAATAGGTTCGGCACGGGTAAATTTCGCATTACTAGCATGAACCAATTTTACACGAATGGTTTTATCAACACTTTGTATCATATGCTGTACCATATCACCACCATTATTTTTTTCGGCGATTACTTCATTGCAGCCATATTTATAATATAAATGCTTTATTACATTTGCTCTTTCTGTCGGCGTTCCAATTAATGAGCAGTCTTCTAATGTATAACCATGGCCGTTTCTATCAAGGCCGCCTACAATAATTCCTGTTTCATCGCTTGCATCTCCTGATGAAGCAGCCGGGTCAACACCTATTTTTATTACTTTTAAGCGTTTGGCAAACTCTATTAAATCACCATAGGTAACACGATTTTTTGCCAATGTCACAGATTTCCATAATGCGCCCTCGATATCTTGCAAAATTTCTGCATATATTTCTTGTCGTCCTATACGCCTATCTTTGTATTTATCTAATATTTTGCTTACAAAAATCGGGCTTAAATTGTCTATATTATCGTACGAACTGCCTCGAGTAATGTAAGTGTCTTTATCTTTCATTATCTCTTCGAGAAGCTTTACCGGCTTTGGCGTAGTAGTAATTATGATTTTAGGAATGCCAGTTCTAATAGAAAAAATAAATGATTCCCATACTCTCTCCATATACTGATAAGTGACTAATTCATCAAACCACGCGGTATCTGGATTTCCACCACGGAATTTGTCAGGTGTTTCACCAGCATAACAATGTGCTATCGCTCCATTATGAAATTCTATGCGTGACTTAGATTCTTTATAAATTGGTTTTATATTTGGCGGGAAAACATTTAATATTCCTGATTTTCCCTCAATACAATATTCTCGTAATTCCGTTGGAGTTCTGGCAGCGATAATTATTTCTTGTGCATTTTCTTCAAGAACGCGCTTTTTGATAAATTCTGCGCCAGTTCTAGTTTTACCCCATCCTCTACCGGCTAAAATCAACCATACCAGCCAATTTCCGGGTGGTGGTAATTGTTCAGGTCTAGCCCAAAAATCCCATCTATATTTGAGTTGATTCGTCAGTTGGAGTATCTGTTCTTTTTCCGACTGCGTTAGCAATTTTACAGAGTTCTGTAACAATTTGAGCTGTGTTTTTGTCGTCTGTGTCAACATTGCCGCTTACTTCTATTTTATTAAGAGGCAAACCAAAACATTTAAAAATCATCTCAATAGCTTTTGAATCACCTAACATGGCCTTAATAGCCAAAGTATCTAAGACTAATTCTAATGTAGTTTTTTCGCTCTCAAATCCTTCCTCATCCGTAACAATATTTATTTCGTTTAATTTATCTGATAATCCATCAATAATTACTTGTGCTGTAATTTTATTAGGAACACCCTTTTGTCGACCGCCAGTTTTTTTTCTGCCTATTTTAAACTGTCTTAAATTTTCTATTTTTGGATTCGGATTTCCCATGTTATCACTCTATTATCACTCTATCTTTTATTAATGAGGTTATTTTCGTACCTATCTAAAACCTCCTCAAAATATGAATATCGTTTATCGCTTAATGGTATTTTTCCGCTTTCCCACATGCTTACTTGATGGGGGTAACAATCAATAATATCTGATAATTTACTTTGAGTAATATTTAACCCTTCACGGATTTTTTTTAATTTTTCGCCATTAATGGACATTTTATAAGTATAACTTAACGAATTATTAACGGCAAATTAGGCGTTTGTTGCAGATTCTGTTTTGTCAGTTTTTGATAATAAATTATTTTTCTTTAGCCATTCTCTCATGCGGTCTGGAGTCCAATCTGATAACGGAAAAAGCATTAATTGCGGCCTTAAATCACCACCGCTTTTAAGCTTTCCCCATCTAACTGTAACTCCTTTTGGAACTGTTACACCGAAAACATTACCCCCAGAACTAATACGCCAAGTTGACCTATCAAATTTGAAAGGACTACCGAATCTGGCAACGCTTTTGTTTGGATATGACATTATTTGTTATTATTAGATGCCGGCTCAAAAGACATAACATTGTCATCTAACTTGTTTTGTTTAAGCCAGTCTTTCGCCTGCGCGACTGTCCATTTAGTTTTATCGAATCTTAACGCCTGTGGAATTGGCATATCATTTGGGCCGGATTTTCCCTTTAGTTTTCCCCAAATAATGCCTACACTAGCAGGTACTTTTATTCTTCCAAAAATCGTACCGCCGGCTGTTCTTCTATAACTTTTTGGGTCAAATTTGTCTGGCGATTGCAAGCGCGCCGCATGCTCCGAAGGATAAGGCATATGGTTCTCCTATTCTATAATTTATTGCATTTCTCATTTAGAAATGGCATACTATAATTATGACAAAAATAAAATATAACTACACACAAGATATAAAAAACGACATAAACGGTAGTATAATTCATTTTAGCCAAACCAAAAAAATACATATAAATAAAAAACCCAGAAGAATCGTACCCGTTACATGTGGCAAATGCAATAGAACAAGAAATATGCATTTTGATAATGTAAGAAAAGTATTTAATTCACAGCGTGGTAACTGGAAAAAAGTTACAGGTATTTGCCAAGAATGCACCAATGGAATGACATGGTTAGAGAAAGGAAGAGATAGACCAGAAAGGAGAAAACCATTTAGAGGTTATATTAAAATTTACATGCCTGAATATTCGCATTGTGATGCGCGAGGAGAGGTTTTAGAGCATAGATATATCATGGAAAAACACATTGGAAGACATCTAAAAAGTTATGAGCATGTACATCATAAAAATGGCATAAAACATGATAACAGAATAGAAAATTTAGAAATAGTTACAACATCAAAACACGCCACTATAACAGCATTAATGAAACGCGTTCAATTACTAGAAAATTTACTTAAAAAAAATAATATTTCAATACCAAATTAGCAAATGATAAAATGCAATAATGAAAACCGCATGGGACGCTTGGAACATCTTAAAAAATTATTTTAACCTTGTAAAAGATAGGGATGTTTATTCTGAAAAATTTAATTTTAAATATGATTATGTCCATTCAAAGATAATTTACAAAGGAAATAACCATTATTTGGCTAGAATGTTGGTTAATGAAAAACATCTCGAAATAATTACTAAAAGATAGCCCAAATCCTTACGCATTTAAACGCTATTAAGTTTTTTATGTAAAGGTAATACCTAGGTAGCACTTAATTTCAAAAATCGCTAAAATCGCATTATATTGCGTTTAAACTAATTTTCTATTTTCGCCTAATTTTGAGTAAATTTTATTCAAATGCTCTCTGGCTAGTTTTTTTTGTGCTTCCGTAGGCGGCTGCTTTTTTTTGTAAACTGGCGTGCTTAGGGCTTCCGAAACGCTTAATGCTGGCAATGTTTCGCCGTTTAAAACCTTATCACACATGTAATTATAGGCTCTCGTAAAGCGTTGATATAACTGCTCATCACTTCCCCCCGAATAAATATTTGCCCTAAATGCGGCATGATAAACGGCCGCATGATTATAAATTCTATCCTTGGCCTGCTCAAACGCTAATCTCGTATCGATTAATCCATACGCCAAAAATCTAAAACGTTCCGGCTGGATAAACGGTTCTGGATGGTCGGCCATGCGATTTTTTCCAACTGATAGCTGCCCATCGTTTAATGAGGCTATCGTAGCGTGCCATTTATCCCTGAGCTTTTGCAATCCGACATTCCGTAACTCTGCATCTATTCCGGTGCATTTTTTTGCTAAAAAATAAAGTACGTTATTTAGCCTGTCTAGCTCAATAACTTTTTTTTCTTGCATCATGATGTTTTATCCTCATTTGGGTTTTCAAAAATTTCCTCAGTAGTTTCCTTGTACCTTCCATACTCTACAGCCCTACGTTTTATTGCCGATGCGGTTTCTACTTTTTCGAGCCAGCATTTTTTTTGCAGCCAAGTATCAGGGTATTTCCATTCTGGCACAGGAAGCTTATATCGCGCTAAAGCTTCCTTTTCGTGTCTTTGGTTTTGAATAGCAAATACACACAAGCTAAAAAATTCTTGTGTTTGGTTTTCAGTAAACCGAGACGAATTACAAATTGCTACAAATGCATTGATTGCATCCTCTTCATTTTTTTGCATAGGGTAATTTGAGTAAAATTGTTTGGCATATTTTTTGTAATGCCTATACATACTACTTACATCTATCTCTGTAGTATGTGTATCTGTATCTTTATCTGTTTCTGTATCTGTATCTGTATCTGGGGGGGTTACATGTAACGTTTCATGCTTGTTACGGTAACGTTGCACGCGTTCAGTTGAATTGTCGCTTTTATACTGTCGTTTATCCCACTTATTTATTATTATGTCATTGTTTTTTAAAGTAATTATTCCTAGAGATGATAATTCCTTAACTGCATCATTAAATGCTTTTTTTGTGACGCGGAATCGCCAACAGATAGAACCAGCAGCGTCTAAAATTTTGTCGCCGATGCCACTTTCCGCACAAAAAACTAACAAAAAAATGAAAAATTTAAAACTTTTTGCTGACATTTTTGCGACTTTTTGGTCGTCCAAAATATCTGCGTAAACTCTAACCCATCGTCTGGTCATACAAAAAATACCTTCTTTTGTAGCCGTTTGTCATCGGGGTAAATATAACCCCGTCCCTTGGTTTGCAATTTCAGTGATTCTGCATATCTGCGTATAGTAGCAACATCTTTAACGCCAAAAAGTATTGCTAATTCTCTATCTCTAGTTTTATAATAAAGACTCTTAAATTCTTCTCGTGATATTTCAATCATCTTTTTATTATCCCCATTATTATCCACATAATTAGAATAATATATTAAAATTTTATGTCAAGGTTGACCTTAACAAAAAATTAAGGCAACAGTTTCGGCGGAAGGCCTACAAGTTCTTTTTCGGCATATTTAACCTTATCAGATAAATATTCCTTAAGCTTTTTGAGCAATAAATTTTCTTGGGCTACGCTAAAAAACGTAGTACCAGAACGCCAATTTTTTACCGTATTATATGAAACGCCTAATAATAGCATTATATGCTGATGCTTCAAATTGTAATCGTCCATGATTTTTAAAAATCGGTTATGTTGTGATTTTAATATTGACCGGTTAATTCTTGGGCGCATGAATATATTATATCCAAAAATTGGCATAATTCAATAATACGCAAAACACAATCGTAAAATACGAAAAAAAGCAATGGGAAAAATTTAGCAAAAATTTCCCACTAATTTCCCATAGGGAAAGTTCAGGGAAAGTTCAGGGAAAATTTGGGGTAGACTTGGGGTAGATTTGGGGTAGATTTTGGACATTAAATTTAATTTATAACCATTAGTGATTATTTATGACCACTAGTGATAATAAACATGGAATTTTCCGTTTTTCCGTTGGAAAAGACATTTTTAATATCTTATGCTTGTTTTTTAGAAAAAATTGGATATAATACTATTGCTCGCAGTGAATTATTCTAAAAATTAATACCTGTGACCCATTTATTTTTCTTGGAACATTGCGAGCAACCCTATTAACAATTATGGAGAATGTAAGATGAATGAAGAAACTAAAAATCAAACCCCAAATAATCTTGCCATGTTAAACCAATACTCTACACAGCAAGTAATAGACCAAAAGAAAATGATTAATAACCTTATGAAAACGGCAATGGAGGAGCAAGTTCATTATGGAACAATTCCAGGCTGTGGAGAGAAAAAAAGCCTGTTTAAGGCCGGAGCTGAAGAAATAGGGGTATTATTTAGACTATCACCTGAATATAACATAAAAGTAACAGAATTACGCAATGACCACCGAGAATATGAAATTTTATGCACATTAAGGCACATCACAAGCGGCTCTATAATCGGTCAAGGCGTTGGCTCATGTTCTACGATGGAATCAAAATTTAGGTTTAGAAAGGCCGGGCGCGTTTGCCCTGAATGTGGAGTAGAGGACGCAATCATTGCCGGAAAACTAGAATATGGTGGCGGATGGTTATGTTACGCAAAAAAAGGTGGGTGTGGAGCTAAATTTCAATCTGGCGATAAGGCCATTGAAGACCAACAACTTGGGCGTGTTGAATATGATAATCCAGCTGATTATTACAACACTGTTTTAAAAATGGCAAAAAAACGCGCTCATATTGACGCGATATTAACCGCTACCGCTGCCAGCCATCTTTTTGAGCAGGATTTGGAAGATATGCACGAGAACGGTGTAGCTCCAACCGAAGAACCGAAGAAACCATCTAAGGCTGAAACTGTAGCTAAGAGTAACCAAAAATCATCTACGCAATCAGCTGCAACAAAAATTAATATCAGCGATGATTTAAACAAATTGTCCTTATGCCAAAACGTGGAAGAACTAAATAAGGTTTATGATGCATCTTTTGAAAAAGCCAAGAACGCCAAGGACACCGTTGCCATGGGCGAACTTAACAAAGCTAAAAATGCTCGTAAGCGTGAGATTGAGGATAGTAATAATGGATAATATAGACGCAAACCTATTAAAAGCGATATCGGAAATACAAAAAACTATTCATCATAGCTTAGTCGATTATATACAAAAAATCATAACCGATTTAACAATTCATTTAACTAATCAAATCAATATATTAGAAAAAAATATTTTAAAGGAAATTTCAAATGACAAAAAAAACCAATAAACCAATCATAACCAGAAAAAGAATAAAGCGACCAACCCTAACTATTGGAGGCAAAAAAGTTAAAATAAAACCAGCAAAGGTTAATTATGATTCAGAAATAGAACAAGGGAAAGAATTGCCAGAAGGCTTCGGAAAACTTATAGTTGACCCACAAGGATATAACTGTCAATGTACTATAAAAAAAGAAACTGAAGAAGATGCCATCACAGACATTACAAAAATGACATTTGCTGAAAGTTATGAAGATAACGAAAGTAAAGAGGATTTTTTAAAAAGATTGATGGCTGGTGCTAAGCTAGGAGGAGCTATTTCATCAGACATAATTTATCCGCCATTTCAAAATAAAAACAATATAAAAATCGAATATGTCGGAATAAGTTTTAATTATGTAATAAGTATTTTTGCTCAAGAATTAAAAGTTGATGACAATAATATAAAGTTGCATACAACCATTTCTTATAATAATGGAGAAAAATTACATATCTTATTAAGCAAAGAGGAAATGCAAGATTTATTAAATGAGGCCAAAAAACACGGCATTTTTGTTTTTACTTGCCAATAAAAAACACTTGACAATTTCCGATAAAGGAAATATAATGTTTATACTATTAACTATAAC